GGCAGCTTTTATTGAACAAATTGGTGAGATTTGGGCTTCAGCCCAACAAACCTTAGCTACTGGTGGTGGTGCTATTGTATTATCTACTCCTTACGGTACAGGTAACTGGTTTCATAAAACATGGGTATCAGCTGAATCTAATGATAATGATTTTTTACCTATTAAATTACCTTGGTTTGTCCATCCTGAACGAGATGAGGCTTGGAGGAAACGTCAAGATGAATTATTAGGAGATCCTAGATTAGCATCTCAAGAGTGTGATTGTGATTTTAGTACATCAGGAGATATTGTATTTTATAATGAATGGTTAGATTTTATTAAAGAAACAACAATACAAGAACCAGTTGAAAGAAGAGGAGCCGACCAAAATTTATGGGTATGGGAACCTGCAGACTATACACGTGAGTATATGGTAGTAGCAGACGTAGCTAGAGGTGACGGTAAGGATTTCTCAACTTTTCATGTAATGGATATAGCAACTAATACTCAAGTTGCTGAATATAAAGGACAAATGTCACCTAAAGAATTTGGGTATTTTATAGTAGCTATTGCTACTGAATATAACCAAGCTCTTTTAGTAATAGAAAATGCATCTATAGGATGGGCTACTATAGAATCAGTATTAGAAAGAGGATATAGAAACATCTATTATTCACCTAAGAGTGATACTTTAACAGTTGATTCGTATTTTAATAAGTATGAAAACAGTGATAATGTTACACCCGGCTTTACTATGTCTTTAAGAACACGACCTTTAGTTGTAAATAAATTTAGAGAATATGTTGGAGATCGTTCTGTAACTATTCGTTCAAAACGATTGTTAGAAGAAATGAAAGTCTTTATTTGGAAAAATGGCAGACCAGAAGCACAAGTAGGTTATAATGATGACTTAGTTATGCCATTTGGTATTGCTATGTATTTAAGAGATACATCTTTAAAGTTCCAACAACAATCTCATGATTTAACTAGAGCAACATTAAATCACATTTCAAAAGGCACATCTGGTTTTACAGGTGCTTATAATTCAAATAATGTTCCTAATCCTTATTCTATTGAAACAGGTAACGGAATGGAGGACATTAAATGGCTTTTATAATATTTATAATATATTTCTATGGCAAATACTAGTTTATTTACACGTTTACAACGATTATTCTCTACTGACGTAATCATCAGGAATCAAGGTGGAGGAGAATTAAAGGTTTTAGACGTAGATAGCATACAGAGATCAGGTGATGTAGCTACAAATTCATTAATGGATAGATTCAATAGAATTTATTCACCCGCGGCTTCATCTTTATACGGTGCTCAAGTTAATATTAACTATCAGTATTTAAGAACGTTTATATATTCAGATTATGATATTATGGATAATGACGCTATTGTTGCTTCTGCCCTTGATATTATATCTGAAGAAGCTACTCTTAGAAATGAAATGGGAGAAGTACTTCAAATTAGATCTAATGACGAAGATATTCAACAAGTACTTTATAATTTATTTTATGATGTGTTAAATGTTGAATTCAATTTATGGTCTTGGATTCGCCAAATGTGCAAATATGGTGACTTTTTCTTAAAGTTAGAAATTGCTGAAAAATATGGTGTTTATAATGTGATTCCTTTTACAGCTTACCATATTGAAAGACAAGAAAATTATGATAAAGAATACCCAAACGCGGTAAGATTTAAATACTCTCCTGAAGGTGTTTATGGTGGCGGCTCAGCTTACTATCCTACTCCTCAAATGACAGCAGCTAAGGATTCAACATCTATTTATTTTGATAATTATGAAATGGCGCATTTTCGTTTAATGACAGATGTTAACTATTTACCTTATGGTCGTTCATATTTAGAACCTGCTCGTAGAATTTATAAACAATACGCATTAATGGAAGATGCCATGTTAATTCATAGAATCTCTCGCTCACCAGATAGACGTATATTCTATATTAATGTTGGTTCTATTCCTCCAAATGAAGTAGATAATTTCATGCAGAAAACTATTTCTACTATGAAACGTACTCCATTACAAGATAGACAAACAGGTGAATATAATTTAAAATATAATGCTCAAAACTTATTAGAAGATTTTTATATTCCTATTAGAGGCAATGATACATCAACTAAAATTGAAACAGCTCCTGGTTTATCATATACTGGTATTGATGATGTTACTTATTTAAGAGATAAATTATTTGCTGCTCTTAAAGTACCTAAAGCATTTATGGGTTATGATGAAAACTTGCAAGGTAAAGCTACATTAGCTGCTGAAGATATTAGATTTGCTCGTACAGTTGATAGATTACAACGTATTATACTATCAGAATTATATAAAATTGCTTTAGTACATTTATATACACAAGGTTATACAGCTGATAGTTTAGCTAATTTTGAATTATCATTAACTACTCCTTCTATTATATATGATCAAGAACGTATTGCTTTAATGAAGGAAAAAATGGATTTAGCTGCCCAAATGCTTGAAACTAAATTAGTTCCTTCTGATTGGATCTATGAAAACATATTCCACTTTAGCCAAGATCAGTATGAAGAGTATAGAGACTTAATTGCTCAAGATCAAAAACGAGCATTTAGATTTAAACAAATAGGTGAAGAAGGAAATGATCCTTTAGAAACAGGCAAATCATATGGTACACCACATGACTTAGCTTCATTATATGGTAAAGGCAGATACTCAGCAAATGAGTTACCTGATGGATATGATGAAAAAGCACCTTTAGGTAGACCAAAAGAAAAAGTATCTAATATTAATACGCAAGACAACGCGTTTGGTCGTGATAGATTAGGTAGAGATGCTATGAAAAATGATGACCAAGAGGGATATGGTAGACCTAAAAAAGATGTTTCTCCATTATCTTTAGAAATTAAAGCTAGAAACAAAACATTATTAGAGTCTTTAGAAAAAAAGATTGTATTTAATAAATTTAATAGTGGGGAATCATTATTAGATGAATCTAACTTAAAAGAATAAAAATCTTTATATATTTATAACAAAAACTAAGAATGAATATTAAACATTCTAAATATAAGAATACGGGACTTTTATTTGAACTTTTGGTTAGACAAATTACCGCGGATACTTTATCGGGTAAGGATTCTAAAGCAACAGGCATATTAAAGAAATATTTTGTTAAAACAGAGTTAGGTAGAGAATATAAATTATATGAAGCCTTATCTAAGTACAAACATATTACTGAAGGTAAAGCCGAAACCGTAATTAATACTTTAATTGAATCTTCTAAAGATTTAAATAGAGGTGCTTTAAAAAGACAAAAATATAACTTAATTAATGAAATTCAGAAGTATTATAATTTAGAAGAGTTTTTTAAAACTAAATTACCTAATTATAAAGCATATGCTTCATTATATACATTAATAGAAGTATATAATAGTGAAAATTTATCCAACCCGGACCAGATTATTTCTAACAAAATTGCTTTATTAGAACATTTATCTTCTAAACAAGTTCAAAAACAAAAAGTAGAAGATGATTTAATGACAGAATTTCAGTCATACGATAAAGATCTTAGAATATTAACATATAAGGTAATGTTAGAAAAATTCAATGGTAAGTATGCGGATTTAAATGATAACCAAAAATCAGTTTTAAGAGAATTTATCAACTCAGTTGATTCAACTCCTAAATTAAGAGAATTTTATAATTCTAAGATAGAAGAAATTAAGTCACAATTAACTGAATTAACTTCTAAAGTTACAAGCAAAGCTACTAAAATTAAGTTACAAGAAATAAAAAACATTATTACTCCTTTAGATAAAGTATCCAAAATAGGTAATGATGATTTGGTTAACCTTTTACAATATTACGAATTACTAGAGGAATTAACTAAAATACATGGGTAATTTTAAATATAAATTAGGTGAAGCTAAAGAAATCCTTAAACCAAAGGAGGTTGACCCTGCTTTAATTAAAAGATTAGAGACCCAGTATGGTCCTGTAGATATGGAAAATGATTTCTTTTCCTCTGACTTAAAAACTTATTTTAAAACTACTAGTGTAGATCCTGAAACTGGATCTGTTAATAGTAAAATCATTAAGTTAGCTAGCTTTACTGATTCATTAGAAAAATTATATAATGCCACTAATGCTTTATCAGCCCTAGTTAAATCTCCAGGAGGAAAAGATGATGCTGTAGTAATAAAAGTATATGATAATTTAAAACAAGTATTTAATAGTTTTAGAACACATTTACGTAAATACTATCCTGACCAATATGCTGCTATTAAAGATAAGTTAGATGAAATATCTTCTGTAGGTGGTGGTGCTGGACAAGCTGGTTTTACTTCTGGTACAGAAGGTGAAAACTATGCTACTAAATATGCTTTTAGAAAAAAAGTAAAAGAAGATAAAGGTATTACTCCTGGACCAGGCCCAAAAGCAGGTCCTGAAGGAGTTACTAAAAACAAATATGTTACTGATTACAAATACAAATTAGTTGATAGAAAAGCATTAAATAAAGCAGCTAAAGGTATTGATGTAAAACCATTATGGGAAGCTGATTTTGATGTTAACCAACTAGTTAAAGATCAAAATATTACTAACCCAGCAATGGTTGAATGGATTTCAAAAAGAGTTGAAGCTTTTGATACTTTAGAAAGACAATTAAATCAATTAATACCTATGCTTCAACAAGCTAAAAAAGAAACCATTAGAAAATATAGTCAAAACCCAAGTTTTGCTGTTATTTATGGTACTGACTTAGCAGCAGAATATCTACAAGACATTATAGAATTATTTAAACAACCAGAATAATATGGCAAATATACCAATAAACGCTACAGGAATAGTATCAACAACCTCAATAACAGGAAGCTTTGGTGGCTTTACTGTAGTATCAGGATCAGCAACTTTTACAGGATTAAGAGATGCTAATAATGCTAATTTAGCAACTACTAACTGGATTTTACCTGCGGGCACAACAGTACCTGTTCTAGTAACAAGTGCATCTTTATCTTCAGGGGCAGTATTATTTTATTATTAATATTTATAACTGATGGAAAAAACATTACAACAACAATATATCCTAATTAAAGAAGGTAAAGGAAATAAAGACGACTTTTTGAAAAGTGCTCGTCGTGTATTTCCTGAATTAATAGCTCCTTTAACTGATTATAATACAACTGTTAATATTTTAAAAAACAGAAGCATTTTATCAGAAGAAGTAAAACATGTTGAAAAGAAAAACTGGTTTAAAATCTTTGAAGCTAATGTAAAAATTGACAACAAAGAAATGGAAAAAGAATTAGTTGATCTTGAAACTA